TCGCGGCGCTGAACTTGATTTAAGTATAGCTATACGTAAAAATACGTAAAAAAAGATGTTGACATACGTGTGAATACGTGCTATACTATATAACAGAAAGCGGGGGTGAGGCAGTGAGATACAGCGAGCTGGAAAAGGAACTGAAGAAAGCGGGATGCAAGGTATACCGCGAGGGCGCGAACCATAGCATATGGTACAGCCCCGTCACCGGGCAGAAATTTCCGGTGAGCCGCCACAAAACGGAGGAGATCCCGGCGGGAACACTGAAATCCATACGCAGAGCGGCGGGGCTGGAATAAGCCCCACCGCTCCGGCGGAAACAATAGGAACGTGAATGATAACAAGAGCAAGAGCAAGAGCAACAACTGGAGGAATGAATATGGCGAAATATGTGTATCCGGCAGTTTTTACACAGGAAGCAGAGGGAGGGTATTCGATCAACTTCCCGGATCTGCCGAATTGCTTCACGTCGGCGCCGACGCTGGAGGAGGGGCTTGAGATGGCGGCAGACGTGCTCTGCCTGACGCTGTACGGCATGGAGGAGGACGGGATCACGCCGCCCGCGCCGTCTGACGTGCGCAGCATTCCCGCCGCGAAGAACGAGCTGACCACGCTGGTGCGCTGCGACACGATCGAATACCGCAGGTTCTACGACAACAAGGCCGTGAAGAAAACGCTGACGATTCCCTCGTGGCTGAACACGATGGCCGAGCGTCAGGGCGTGAACTTCTCACTGACGCTGCAGAACGCACTGAAGACAGAGCTGCATATCTAAGAGCACCCCTGTCCCGATGATGGGACAGGGGTGCTCTGTTAATCATCGCGTGGACTTACTCTTCAATCTGGTCGGTCATTTGCTGGAGTTTGGCGACGAGCTCTTTCGCAAGATCAAGGTTCATCGTAAGTGAAGCGACGGGTTCCTCGTTGACCTTGGAAAAGGAATCGTCGTTTTCCTCAAAGTCCGGAAAGCGCTGCACAAACTGGAGCACTATTTCGCCGCCGTCGGCGCGGACAGAGACACGAAAACCGTTGGTATAGCTGTACATGTCAGGGGAACCTCCTTACATTTCCTTCAGGTCGACAGATTCAAAATCCGGCGTATGAGACGAAAGCGTATTCCACTTGCCGGGGAAGTCGGCAACTTTACCGGAAGTGGGACGCGCGGAGCGGGGCGTTCCGAACGGGGACCGGACGGGTATATCCAGCTTTGTCGCGATATGCACGAGGGACTGCAGCGTGAAATTACAATCCCCGCGTTCCCATTTTGACACCATGCCCTGAGACACGCCCATAAACTCCGCGAACTGTTTCTGGCTCATGTTTCGCTTGACACGCTGGGCGACGATCTCGCCGCAGATCACGCCGCAAAGCCCGTTGAAGGCCACTTCCTCTGCGGAGAGAGAGACAGAAAGGGAGGTAAGCAGATCATTCATACCTTGAGACATATTAAAGTTCCTCCTTCTTTTGGCGCAGACGTTCCGCAGCCTGCGGAATGTAGCCGGAATAGTCCGTCTTACGCTTGCCTGCGCGTTCATGAAACGCGAGCAGAAGAACCGGGGATTGATTCGCCAGAAATGCATACAGGATGCGCAGATTAAAGCCTTTTCCCGCCAAGTGCATACTGTAAAGCCCGCCGCCGATGTTCTCGAACTCCTTATGCCTGACAGCATGAATCCCCAGAGCCTTCAGCATGGTAAGACGCATCACCAAGAGCCGGAATACATCCGCTTCTGTACCGCTGCCGGCGATCAAGGCCAACAATTCCGGCGCGAAATCATCATGTGTGTCTATCATCGCCAAATAATTCAGCAACTGACGCAGGGCATCCTCTTTGTTCATTCTATGCTCCTTATTCATGTAAGATATTAACCTATAAATAATATCTTTATTCCAAAATATCACTCATAGCAGATATTGTCAAGAAAAATTGACTTGAAACAGGTTATAAAATCGAAAGCCCTTAGAATGGGCACTCTCCTTATCGTGGGAGACCTGTTTTCCAAAGGCTTATATCCTTAGCATAGAGCTTTGCAAAACAGATGTCAAGAAATATTTGAAAAACGGCAAAGAACCCTGTCCGGGGTATGGGACAGGGTTCTTTGTTTTTGGGGCGCGTGGTTATTCCGCGTCTTTTTTTTGCGCATCGCGCTGGGCGAGGAGCTTGTCGGCCATGTCGGAGAGGAGCTGCCACTGGGCTGGCTCGAGCTGCGACAAAATGTGAATAAACTTCAGTGTGAACTCACTGGGGGGCTGCTTTGCGATGGACATACAGTATTTTGTGATCTCTTCTTCTCTGCTGAGAGATAGGAACATATCGCCTTCTCCTGTACGAAGCCATTGCTCGTTCACATTAAACTCTCGACAAATATCAGCGACGGTTCTGTCGCTCGGCTTTTTGTTGCCGGAGCATAACTCGGAAACAAACGGGCGAGAAACGCCGATTCTTTTGGCAAACTCGGCTTGCTTCATGTTCAAAGCCTTAATAAGTTCACGGATACGTTCATTCATATCAGGCACACCTCCTTTCGGAAATATTATTGCACACAAGTCGACCGCGGTCAAGAAAAAAGTAGCTCGGTAAACAAATTTTTGCTTGACAAGGTAGCGAAGCGAATGTATTATGTAGCTAAGGAAACATCCAGCTAACATAAAGTGTGCATTCACATCCTGTACTCTGTGGGGAAGAAAAAGAGCAGGTAAATAACAGCAAGAGAGGGGGTGAGATGGTGGAGAAAGAAAGAATCAGAGAATTGCTCGAAAAGCAGCTGGAACTGCTTTCCGAGCAATCTCGGGGGGACCCGGCTATGCTGCCACAGCTCACGGACAGCATGGTGCAGGTTGTCAGTCTACTCAGGAGTCTTTGAGGGAGCCTGAGCGGATCTTATTCAGATAGTCCTGCTTCAATTCGCGGCATGCATCAAAGTACATGGATTGAATCTCAGACGGGCTTTTCCTGGACAGATCCTGCGAGCGGAGATACAGGAGCGCAAGCGCCTCTGTGCGATTGGACGGGAATGTGCTCAATTTCACTTCGCTTGACATCACAAATCACCTCCTTTCCGCTTCCATTTTATCACGGGGGCGGGAAGAGATACAAGTGCGAAAAGCTGCCCTCGTGGGACACCGCGAAGGGGGCACGAGGGCAGCTTTTTGCAGTGGTATGTACTGCAAGGGCGTGAAGCATCACGCAAAGTATGCGTGCAGGATAGGGGGTGAGATGGTGCTTATAAAACTGCTGATCGGCACAGGGCTGTACGTCGGGGCGCTGGTGAGCAATGTCTACTGGCTGGTGAAGCATATCGCATCAGCGGGGGAAGAAGTACGCAAGCGCCGCGAAAATGGCGGCGACTACACCCGCTATGGCAGCTATTACGGCTATTACCTTCGTGCAGTGGTTCTCGGAACGAACATAGGCGCGCTCTTTTGCGCGATCGTTCATATCATCGGCAAGCTTTGAACGATAGGCACGGCCTTTTTTCGTGACGGAGACGACCGAATAGGAATCGAGGCTGCCGCTGATATAGCCCTCGTCCCTGAGCAGTTGGAGAAAGCCGCTGGTTTCCAGAATGTCGGGGAAAGTGTTCAGAATCGCACCGTATTCGGCAAAGCCGTTATGGTCACAGAGATAGTCCAGAATTTTGAGTTCCAAGGACGGGCCTCCTTTCAAAATGATTCTCAGTAGAGCGTAACACAAAGTGTGGAGGGATACAAGTGCGAAAAGCTGCCCTCGTGGGACACCGCGAAGGGGGGGCACGAGGGCAGCTTTTTGCAGTGGTATGTACTGCAAGGGCGTGAAGCGTCACGCAAAGTATGCGTGCAGGATAGGGGGTGAGATGGATGAATGCGGCAGAAACGCTGAAAAGGCTGCTGAACACCGATTGGAGCGGGCGAGAGCCGATGTTCTATTCTTGCAAATCAACCGTCTGCGAGCCAGTCGGAGCAAGATGCGGCAAGACGGTTGTAGGTGAAAAAATACTTCCGAAGATCAGCGAGTTCTTCCGGCTGGATATCCGGAAAGAAGCCGTTCAGATGCCCAGAAAGAAACTGCTGCGCGGCAAAGACGGCGGCCGCAATGACGCGCTGCTCGTCTAGGGTAAAGCGAAAATCACTTCGGACGAGCTTCTGTGAGACAGAGAAAGCGATGGATTCGTTGATGGTTTGCTGGCGGGCGGTATCCGCTTCAAATTCCACAACGAGAGGCAAGGCGGCCAAGACGGCCTCTGCGTCAGCAGGCGTCAGGCGGATGGGACGGCGCTTTTTCATGTGGGGTATCTCCTTTCAAGATTGATTCTCAGTAGAGCGTAACACAAAGCAGAGTGAGATACAAGTGCGTGCAGGATAGGGGGTGAGATGGTGGAACCACGCGAGTGCAGCTACGAGGAGTTCTGTGTCGGGATGTTGGAGTGTCTGCTCCACTATCACGAGCGGGTCACGATGCCTGTGGGACAGAACCTATGCAAAGAGATGGGAACGGAGAAGTGCCCCGAACGACTGGTTACAGACCAGTACGCCGAGGTACTTCGGGAAGCTATCCGGTGTGTCCGGATTGTTCACGATCTTTGAGAAGACACGTGACAGCGGCACGCACACATTCTATGCACTCCGACGCGGATCCGGGCGCATTATCGCAGGTATTTACGAGAAAACGCCCCGGCGCGCTGTCGTCCAACACGGTGACAGGCAGTTGGACTTCGCGGAGATACAACGGACAGGAGACGGTTATGACAGACCGCCGCAAAAGAATCACCTCCTTTCCGCTTCCATTTTATCACGGGTACAGGAAGAGATACAAGTGAGAAAAGCTGCCCTCGTGGGACACCGCGAAGGGGGGCACGAGGGCAGCTTTTTGCAGTGGTATGTACTGCAAGGGCGTGAAGCATCACGCAAAGTATGCGTGCAGAGGGGGAGGTGAGGCAGATGAGAAGAAAGTCAATGCACTGCTCGGTAGAGCCGGCGGATGACAGACCACTGTTTACGCATGAGCCGCAGATCAAAGCCGGGCAGCTCGATATGATGCCGGTAGGCGTGGTCGTCGCCACGCCGCTGGGGGATGACCCAAATGACATGCAGGGCTACCCGGGCAGCTGGGAGAAAAAGGCCGCACTATGGGAGCGCGTCGAATGAGACCATGGGGCCGATCGTCACGGGGAGCGTAAGAAGCAGTTCCGGCAAGGGATCATCTGTGAAGTCGTGGCTCCAATAGTGATGCAGGCTACTTTCAATTTTGATGACGGCTTGAATATAGTCATTTTCCAAAGCCGGCGCAAGTGAACAGTCTATGGCCGATAGACGCAGGTGATTCGCGTCATAAGCATTGCACGGTTTGTCATAGTACACCTCGAAAATGCGGGAAGAAGGGCTGATACGAAAAATCCTTTCCCACAGTTTGAAGTGCTCAAGTTTTGGGACGGCATAAAAGCTCGAGAGCCGAGACGGCGCGTCCGGATAGTTCGATTTGCGGAACAATTCGGCCCGCACTTCCAGATTGTGAGAGGCAATCGCGGAAGTGGAAAGCACCTGTGGCGAGCCGCTGAACAGGTTTTCTTCGGAGATTCCCCATTGAGACAGTTCCGCAAGCCCGAAGCTGTTCGGCGCTGAAAAGCCGCAGATGCGCTGTCCAGTGGACAATGTTCCATTGCGATCCAGATGGTAAGCGATCAAAAGATTCACCTCCTTCCTGCGGCCAGTATAGCACGGCGGCGGGAGGAGGGCAAGACGATGGAGAACAAGCGAAGGAGGTGACACAGTATGCTGAACGAGGAGAAGCAGGGCGAGCGCAGGAGCCTTTCGGAACTGATGGGCAAGAGCGCGGCGCTGGACGAGCAGCTGAGCCCGCAGCTCAAGGAGCTGCTGATGGCCTACAGCGAGGGACTGATCGCCGGGGCGCGCAGCGCGCAGCGATAGGACAAGAAAAGGAGGAGACGGCTATGCCGAAGGTAAATTTAGCGCGCGACCCGCGCGCCGAGCGGGCGGCCAGCATGCGCAGGACGATCAACGCGAAGCGGGGGATGCGGGACATCGCGTCCCAGACGGAGCTCGCCCGGCGGATCGGGATGCGCGCGGGGACGCTGAGCGCGAAGATGCACAGCGGCGCATGGACGGCGGAGGATCTGGCGGCGCTGGACAAGGTGCTGCGGTTCTCGGCCGAGGAGCTGGCCGCGCTGGTGAGGAGCTGAGAGGTCATGGCGAGTAAGCAGTCAACCTGCTGGGTGATCGAGCACCCGGAGATCGGGACGGCGTTTGTCGTGGCCGACAACTGGGAGCAGGCCACGGTGCGGGCGGCGGAGTTCTGGGGTGTGAGCTGGGCGCGGACGGTATCCGGCATGGAGCTGGTGCGGCGAAAGGACGCGCGGAAGAACATCTGCTGCCGCTGCGGCCAGATCTTCCACGGGAGCGGCGATCTGTGCGGCGCGTGCGAGAAGATCCTGCGGACGGAGGAGGACGAGACGAGCCGCCGACTGCGGGAGACCTGGTATCTGGGGAGAAAAGACGCCGCCTTCGGGCGGTGAGAAACAAACGAGGAGGAACACAGGATGATCGACGAGAGGAGCCTGACGCGGGCGATGAAGGAATCGTGGCGCGGGGGCGGCTATGAGGTAGCCGGGTACGGCGACGGGAACGGGCGGATGCTGTTTCTGGACGGGCGGACATGGGCGGCGCTGCTGCCGCGCAGGACATGCCCGCGGAAGGTGCTGGCGCTGCTGGCGGAGCATCTGGGCGAAATCCCGGAGGCGAGCGCATACCGCGTGAGCAAGAACACGGGCGCGCAGAACCAGATGATGGACATGCCGCTCGGGACGCTGGACAAGCTCCAGCGCGAGGTTGCCGAGGGCAAGGGCGAGGAGATCCTGCGGACGAACATGGTCTGGAAGGGCCGGGAGGTCTGGCAGAAGGAGAACCTGCGGGTGTTGGCGTTTGACGCGGCGCTGACGGAGATCGGCTTCGGCGAGCCGCTGGCCTACGGGAACATGCTGGTCTGGGACGACGAGGGCGGGATGGTCTTTATCCTGCCGGAGGCGAATCTGATCGACGAGACGCTGGAGCGGCTGCTGGAGCAGACGCCGCTGGTATAAGAGGAGGACAGGCGACATGTACGGGCAGTGCTGGAAATGCGGCAAGTGGGGGCAGATGGAGCGGCACCACATCTTCGAGGGCGTGGCCAACCGGAAGAAATCGGAGGAATACGGGCTGGTCGTGCTGCTGTGTGGGGAGGAGTGCCACTGGAACGGCCGGGAGGCCGCCCACCGCTGCGGCGAGACGGCGCTGCGGCTGCACCGGTGGGGGCAGCGGAAGTTCATGGAGGAGCAGCACGCGACGGAGGAGGACTTCCGGCGGGCGTTCGGGAAGAGCTATCTGTAAGGAGGAAGAGCTATGACGGTTACATGGGTACTGGCCTACATCGGGGCCGCGGCGGTGGCCGCAGGGTGCGTGCGGCTGGTCGAGCGGATGGAGGGGCGGCGATGAAAGCGAAAAATCTGCTCGAGGGACTGGAGCGGTACGACGATTACGCGGTATGTCCCGGGTGCCAGGGCTGCGAGGGAAAGAAGGTGATCGCATGCCGCGACCTGATCCGGCAGGCGGCGGCGCGGATCCGCGGGCAGGAGCGGCAGATCGAGTGCCTGATGGATGCGAACGAGGGGCACCGGCGGATGCTGGTGGAGCTGCACCAGAGGCTTGCAAAGGCGGAGCTGGGCTGGATCTCCACGGAGGAGGCGCAGCCCGTGCGCTCGGGGGACTACTGGGTGCGGACGGCGGGCGGGATCTATACGGTTTTGCCGTACTCGACGCGGCACGGGGCATGGAACGCGATGGACGAGCAGGAAACGGCGCTGCGGGCTATCCCGGTGACGCACTGGATGGAGATTCTGCCGGCGGTGGAAGGAGACAGGCCATGATGCACAGGGCGGAGACGATGCGGTGCGGCGCGTGCAGCAATTTTATCCCGGCGCGGTCACGGCGGGCGCCGAAGCGGGGCTTTTGCCGGCTGGCGGGGCACAACACCTGCGTGAGCGAGAGCACGCGCGTCTGCCGGACGGACTTTGACCCGGTGCAGCCGATCGTCCCGACGAACCGGGACAGGCTGGACGAGATGAGCGACGCACAGCTCGCACAGTGGCTGGAGCGATTGACAGGAAACCCGACGGAGAACCTGCTGCGATGGCTGCGGGCACCGGCGGAGACGAACGAGGAGGAAACACCATGGAAAACGATCTGAGAGACCGCGCGGAGCGGATGGCGCGGAAGCTGCGCGCCTGCGCGGACGACGAGCAGTGCGCCGCGTGCGCGGAGGAGTGCGGCGTGAACGACGGGACGCTGCTGCTGGCGGCGGCGCAGACCATCCGGGATCTGCTGGAGGGCGCGGGCGGCGAGGAGCGCACGGAGGACGAGACGGAAACGCCGTCGTGGATCAAGGCGGCCTATGAGGCGGGGCCGGAACACTACGACACCGTGCTCGACCGGGGGCTGAGCGCGATCGGGCGCGAGGTCATGGACATCGCGAACCGGCACAAGAAGGATCTGCCGCTGGTGATCGCGGTGCTGTGGCTGACGATCGCGCCGCTGGAGTGGCACATGACCGACGAGGGGCAGGCGATGCTCCAGTGGATTCTGCGCAACGCCGCGGCGGTGGATCTGACGGACGCGCAGAAATAAAAAAAGGCCCCGGCGGAGCGGCAACTCCGTCGGGGCAGTCAGATGAGGGTCAAATGACAACCAAGTACACCCCTATGATAACCGACGGAGGGGAGAAAGGCAAGGAAAAATTTTATGACGGAAGCGCAGAGGGCGGCAATCGCGGCCATTGAGAGCCAGCAGCCGCAGAAGCACAACACCGTATGGATGGCGGGCGAGCAGCTCAAGGAGATTGCCCGCAGCGAGCCGGGGTCGGCAGAGCTGCTGGCGAAGGATCTGGCGGGCAAGGGCATGACGATCGCGGACGCGGAGAAGAAGATCGCGGAGCTGGCGCGGAAGAACCGGGACGGCAACTGCGGATGCGTGAGCAGCGAGGAGGCGGAGGACGTTCTGCGGGCGTTTTACGGTCTGCCGCAGCGCGGGGAGGCGCGGGAGGAAGCACCGAAGGTGCTGGATCTCGCGGACTTTCTATGACGGACTGGGAGGCCTTCCGGCAGGCGCTGCCGGAGACGGCTCAGACGGAGCTTATCGACTGGGCCGCACGGACGCAGAAGGACGAACTCGGCGGGGAGCTCTGCCTGTTCTCGCGGGAGAGCGTGAGCTGGTTGGAGGACGAGCCGCAGGAGATCATGACGCCGGAGGATATCGAGCGGCGCGAAAAGACGCGCCGGCGGACGTGGGGCGCACGGTGCAGCTGCACGGCCTGCGGCGAGGACTTCGCCGCGGGATGGCTGCGCGGGCTGAAGCTGCCCGGAAATCGGGAGATCCGCGGGATCGCGCTGCTGCAGGGGGACGACGGGCTTCTATACGAGGGAATCCCGGACATGGAGGCCGCCTGCTGGCGCATGAGCGCGGCGGAGATCGCGGAGACGGATCACTTCGACTGCCCGCTCTGCGGGGAGGACGTACAGCTGGTGCGGCGGAAGGATCTGCGCAGCGGGCGGACGCATCAGGTGCAGGTCGTGACGGTGGAGGTGATCCACGGGGTGACGGTGCTGCTCTACTGGATGGTACGCCGGGAATTCGACGAATACGGCGGCAGCGCCGCTGCCGCGTGGCCGAGAGAGGCAATCGCCCTGACGGAAAAGGGCGGGCTGAAACGTTTTACACGGGCGAAATGCAACCAGTTCGGCACCGAGTGGGACACGGGCGAGTGGCGCGCGGTGCGGCAGATGCGCGACCCGGAGACGGTCAAATACTACAGCTGGGAGGCAAACAGCCACAAGAAGATCGGCGCCGCCGTCCGGCCGGAGGTGCCGGATCTCACGGGGAGCACGGGGGAGAAAACCGGACTCGAGGACTACATCCGCGCAGGAGGCCAATGGCCGGTGCAATATCTGAAGCTGTGGAAACAGCACAGAAACGTCGAAAATCTGGCCCGCGCGGGCTGGGGCCGGACGCTCGGCGGCGCCATCGAGGAGATGGCATGGAATCAGGTCACGGCGCCCTACGCGGTACATGAAATTGAACTGCGGTGGATCGACTGGAACGAGGTGAAGCCGGGGCGGATGCTCGGCATGAGCAAGGCGGAGGTCAGGGCGCTCGCGGGACGCTGGGACTGGCAGACGGCAGACGCGTGGGCGGTTTACCGGTGCTGGCAGGGCGGCTGCACGGCGGAGGAATTCGACCGGTGCCGCGCGGAGCTGGGGCCGGAGGGACTGCAGGTGCTCGTGAGCATGATCGAGGACGGGCACGAGGTGCCGCTGCTGAAAGCGGCGCGGTACATCAAAAAGCAGGAGCAGCGGCGCGGCGGGGATCTGGCGCGGACGTTTTTCGACTACCGCGAGATGCTGGACGCGGACGCGCCGGCAGAGGAGCTCTGGCCGAAGGATCTCGTCGCGGCGCACGACCG